CCCAGAAAGAGATCAAACAGCCTAGACTCTTGCACTGCCTTTTTTAGCTCGGAAGGTTGCAGCCCTGTCTCTTCAGCAACAAACTCAATATCCTCACCGGCTTTCAGTGCGTTAATTGCAAATTTCCCTTGAGCAAAACGGGACCAGCTGCGAACTGGAGCTTGGTTCAAGTGCCGTGAAACGATGAGCTGTGTGGCGTCATGTCGACTGGGCGCAATTACTACAGGGACCTTTTCAAAGCTCCCCAATACAGGCTCAGCAAGGTCAGCCCACTTCGCAACATAGCGCCGATGCTTTTCAGGTGCCAAGCTAGGTTTCAGAATCGTTTGGCATGCGCAGACTCGCCGATTCCCTTCAATCACAATGAACTTGCTTTTTGATCCAGGCTTTCTAATCACCACGACCCTTTGATCAGGAAAATATCCAGCCTTGCCAATAGAACGCACCATATCTCTAACTTTTCCCGCCTCAAACATCTCTTTTATTATCTCAGCTTGAGTAGCATTGGGAGGCAAACCCGGCAATCGTGGGTTATCTGGATCGAGTTCTATTGAATGCGGGGAGAGATATTTATTTGGCCATTGTTCGTATCCCACGACACTACTCCCTAATTAACTCTTCTATTGTTAAGAAATGCTTGCTAAAACATCAACAGACAACGTCGAATTATTCTTATCGGTAGGCTTTTTCCCACTTTTTAAAACACAACATTTACCTGAGCTCTGGCACAGCCCAATACATTGACGATACCCGCTGTACGGCCCCCTGCTTCACCATCAGAACGCCCCAGTTCACCGTCTGCACATCAGCGCGATCGAACTGGATCTTGAGGAACTGGACGCCGTCCTTCTGCCAAGCAAAAAAGAAGCTGTCCACGTTGGGGTATCGCTCAAGCAGCACTGGCATCAGCTCTTTAGCTTTCATCAGCGGATAATCGCGATTGATGCTCTCTCTTTCGAAGATCACTGCCATGTATTTGGTGTCGCTGACTGTGTAGGCCTCTACCGGTGCATCGTAGGCCACGGCCTCAATCACTTCGCTCAAGGTGCCGGCCTTGGCCAACCTGGCGCCTTGGCTTTCACTGGGGGAGCATGCAGACATGACAAGCGCCAAGGCGGCAACTGCTGCAGCGCGAAAAAAGCATGATCCAAAATCCATATTGTTGGCTTCCCTATGCTTCGGAGCACCACCAAGCGGCGGTGCTCTTTCTGGCGCGCTAAGCCGGCAAGCCTAGCAACGCTCTTACCACCCGCAATACATCCTGCTGCGCCTGCTCATCTAGCTGACGAAATCCCTGTAGCAGCGCAGCTTCCTGTGCGCTCAGCGGCAGAGATACGGACGTTTGCGGGTTTTCCTGGTACTCCATATTTCGCTCCTTGTCAGGGTGTCCGGCGCCACCTTGGCACCGACCACACACCCTGCAGGGAGTGTCAAAGCAATGCGCTCGCAGCGCGATGGCTAATTGGCATCATATCCCGCTGATGTCTCCGCCAACGCGCTCACCATGCGCTGTGCAGACCCTTGGTCAGCGCTGCGCATCTTGCGAAAGTCTTCAACCAACCGTGCTTCCGGCTCGCTCAGTGAGCTTTCTGGGGTGGGCGCGCGGATCCCGCTGACCACATACAGCACGTCAACACCCACCAGGCGGGCAGCATCCAGCGCTGTGGCGCCAATCTCGCCCGTACCGGCTTCATAACCAGCCAATGTGCGCTTGGCGACGCCGATTTTTTCGGCAAATTCACCCTGCGTCAGGCCTACCCGCTGCCGCTCTTCTTGCAGGCGGGCGCCTATCTGCGCTCTCGAATGATGCAAATATTTTCACCCCTACTATTGACTGATGCAGATTCGTGCATCATCCTTGCGCTGTCATCACATGAAATTGCACGAATTTACACTATGCCCAACGCCTACCCTACAGAGCAAGCCCGCAAAGCCGCCCGAGCAAGGCTCATCGCCCAAGGTCTTTCATCGAAAGAGTGGGCAGAGCTGCACGGCTTTAAACCATCCACCGTGTACGCGGTGCTCAACGGCCAGCAGAAGTGCCTGCGCGGTGACGCGCATCGTGCCGCCGTGCTGTTGGGTATCAAACGGGGCACGGTAAAACCCTACCCCGCCGCCCTGGCAGAGGGGTAACAGAAGATGAGCCGCGAGATTCTTGAAACCCGTCGCCAGGTTGTCAGCGCTGTCATCCGTGCCTACCCCGGTGGCCGTGAGGGCGCAGCTGGCCGCCTTGGTCTGTCGCTCAAGCAGTTTGATAACCACGCCTACGAGAACAACGGCCACCGGCCGCTGGACGACAGCCAGATCGTCCAGCTTGAGGCGGTGACCAAAACCACCTACCTGGCTGAGTACATCTGCCAGCAGTACGCAGGCTTTTACGTGCCCATGCCCGCCGCCGAGCTGCTGGACAACATCGAGCTGCACCAACGCGGCCTGCGCACCTCCAGCAAACGGGGGCTGGTTGACCAGTACATTGCTAAAGCGCTGGACGACGGCGAGATCAGCAGCGCAGAAAAGCGCGAGATCCTCGCGTTGCACGCCAAGCACCTGTCAGAGCGGCACGGCCAAGTGCTGGCCACCATCACGCTGCACAGCCGGGTGAAACCATGACAGCCCCCAACCACGGCGGGTATCGCTGCCTGTGCCCGGCCTGCGGCGAGCCGATGTTTATCCGCAAGTCGGAGAAGCAAACGCCCACCTTCCAGACCATGTATGGGCGCTGCAACAACCTGGTGTGCGGTGCCAGCTATGTGGGCTCGCTGACGTGGGATTACACCCTGTCGCCCTCAGGCCTGCCCAACCCACAGGCAACGCTGCCGCTGTCTCCCGCCAAAGAGCGGCTGCAGGCCATGCGGGATCTGGCGCCAAGCGCCAACAAAGACCAACTCACCTTTCTCGAAGAGCTCGACCAGGAGGCAACCGCATGAACGCCACCCCGCAGGACTATCAGGACGATATGCAAGCCGCGGCACTGGGCTACATGCAACGCCACCAGGCCGAGCACTTGGGCGCAAGCCAGGCGCTTCTCAACCGCGCGGCCGATCACCTGGAATGCGCCCTGGGCGTAACCCGCCCGCTGGCAGAGAAGCTGGTGCTGCGCGCCTACGGTGAGTTGCATAGCGCAGAGCAGCCCTACCGGGTAGACCTGGACGCCACCAGCCCCCACATGGTGGCGCTGGTAGACACCCGCACCGGGCTCACCCACGCGGTGCCGGCGGCGCTGATTGCGCAACACCTGATTGCCTCCCCCAGGCGAAAGCGGCTAACCGCCGTCAACTGACCCCCAAACACCCCAGCCCTTGCCCGCCTTGCGTGGGTAGGGGGGAGCTGCACCCAGAGCACGGTGAACTACATGCAAAACCTGACGCACCAGCCCCCACAACCGCCACAGGCGCCCCGCTGCGCCGCCACCCTGCGCGAGCATCTGAGCAGCCTACCGGCGCTGCAACACACTGCCAGCAACCACCCCATGCTGCAGGACTGGCTACAGCACATGCTGACCGAGGCAGCAGCCCGCAACCAGGTCATGCTGAGCTGGTACGCCTCCCGGGCTGACGGTTATCTGCTGGGCCTGAGCTTTAACAGCAAACGCGGCGTCACCGGTGAGCTGCTGGAGCTGGGCCAGCTGTGCCGCCGCCTGTCAGCGGAGGCCGCGCTGTGAGTGCAGTACGTGAAATGCCCCCCCAGCTGCACCAAACGGTGCTGCACCGCCTGAAAGAGCAATACAACCTGGTGCCGGCCGGCAACACAGGCTGGCTGCGCAAGGGCGTGTGCCCGGAGTGCCACGGTGGCAAGAGCAAAGAGCCGTCGCTCTATGCGCATCACAAGGCGCCCTGGGTGCTTATGTGCGGCCGTGGCTCATGCCGGCACCAGATCCACATCAAAGACATCTACTCTGACCTGTTCGAGGATGTCAGCCGCAACCACCCGGCCACCCCGGAGAACCCCGCCGCCAGCGCAGATGCCTACCTGAGCTTTAACCGCGGCTTTGACCTGCAGCAGATCCGCGGCTGGTACACCCAAGAGAACTACTGGGACCAAACTCTGGACATCGGCAGCGCCACCGTGCGGTTCGCCATGCCCGATGGCGGCTACTGGGAGCGGCTGATCGATCGGCCAAGCCGCTTTGGCAGCAAGAAAGCCCGCTTCAAACCCGGCTGGAGCTACCGGGGTAAATGCTGGGTGCCGCCCTGCGTGGATCTGCTGGAGGTCAAAGAGCTGTGGATCGTCGAGGGCATATTCGACGCCATCGCCCTGCTGCACCACGGTATTGCCGCCGTTTCCATGATGAGCAGCGCGCCCTACCCCGAGGCCTTTTTGCAGGAGCTGGCCACCCAGCGCCTGGCGCAGGAAGGCAAAGACAGCAAAGCCCCCAAGCTGCCCGCCCTGGTCTGGGCGCTGGACAACGAGCCATCGGCCCGCGCCGGCATCCGCAAGTACGGCCACCGCGCCGCTGAGCTGGGCTATCGCAGCAGCGCGGCGCAGATCCCGCAGCGCGGCCGCAAGGTGGATTGGAATGACCTGCACCAACTGCGCTGGGCCAACATCGATGACGAGGCCAAGCGTAAGGAGCGCATTGATAAAGACCTGCGTGAGGCACGCCACTACGGCGATCTGCTGCTGGCTGAAAGCGCCAGTGACTACGCCATGCTCATGTACACCTGGCACGAGCGCCAGGAATTCCCCTTTGTCTACGAGAACTGCCTCTACTGGTTCAAGCTGGACCTGAACAAGTACAACGCCGCCCGCGAAGCACTGGACGGCAGCGAGCGGCAAGAAGACCGCCTCATGACCGAGAAGCAAAAGCGCGACAAAGCCCTGCGCCTGGCCGGCGGCGTGGTCGAGCTGGCCAACTGCGCCTTTGAGGCCCTGTACTACCAACGCAACCTGATCACCGATGAGGCGTGGTACTACCTGCGCATCGACTTTCCGCATGACGGCGGCACCGTCAAAGCCACCTTCACCAGCGGCCAGCTGGCCGCTGCGGCCGAGTTCAAAAAACGCCTGCTGCACGTCGCCACCGGCGCCATGTACACCGGCAGCGGTGGCCAGCTCGATCACCTCATGCGCAAGCAGCTGTACGGCCTCAAGGTCGTCGAAACCATCGACTACATGGGCTACAGCAAAGAGCACCAGGCCTATGTGTTTGCCGACGTTGCGGTCAAGGGCGGGCAGGTTTACCACGCCAATGACGAAGACTACTTCGACATGGGCAAAACCCGCCTCAAGACGCTGCAGCGCTCTATCCAGCTGCACATTGAGACGCGCCCCAGCCACTACAACCCAGACTGGCTGCCCAAGCTGTGGCTGTGCTTTGGCGCAAAAGGGGCCATTGTGCTGGCGTTCTGGCTGGGCTCGACGCTGGCCGAGCAGATCAGGGGCGTGCACAAGAGCTTTCCGTTCCTGGAGTTCACCGGCGAGCCAGGTGCCGGCAAGTCCACGCTGATCAACTTCATCTGGAAAATGTTCGGCCGGGCTGATGACGAAGGCAAAGACCCGTCCAAGGGCACCCAGTCAGGCCGCCGGCGCTGGATGGGGCAAGTGTCCAACCAACCCGTTGTGCTGCTGGAGGCCGACCGCAACGACCCCAGCGCCGCCGGCGGACGCCCCAAAAAAGCCTACGACTGGGACGAGCTCAAACCCCTGTACAACGGCGGCAGCTTGGGCGTAACCGGTGTAAAGACCGCCGGCAACGAAACCTACGAGCCGCCCTTTCGCGGCAGCATCGTCATCAGCCAGAACGCGGCTGTAAGCGCGCATGAAGCGATTTTGACCCGCCTGGTCAAAGTGATACTGATGCGTGAGGAAACAACGCCAGAGAGCCGCGTTGCCATCGCAGAGCTGGAGCAGATGCAGGTAGAGCAGCTGAGCCACTTCATGGTCAAGGTAATGACCCAAGAGGCCGGGCTGATGGAATGCTTTCTCAAGGCGTTCAAGGGCCACGAAACCACCCTGCGCGGCGTTAAAGAGATCCGCGTGGAGCGCATCATCAAAAACCACGCGCAGATGATGGCCCTGATCGACTGCCTGGCCATGGTCTGCCCCCTCACTCAGCAGCAGGTCAACGAGTGCCGCGCGGAGCTGGTGAGCATGGCCATCGAGCGCCAGTTTGCCATCAGCGCAGATCACCCGGGCGTGGCGCAGTTCTGGGAGGTGTACGAGTACCTGGAGAGTGAGCGCGACGACGGCGTAGTCAACCACAGCCGCGACCCCAACCTCATTGCCATCCACATCAACGACTTTGTGCGCCTGGCGGCAGAACACCGTCAGGAGCTGCCCAGCGCGAGCGACCTTCGCACCTGGCTGCCCGACAGCAGCAGCCACAAGTACCTGGGCCAACGCGCAGTAAACAGCCGGATCCGCGAGCGGCAAAACCAGCAACGCGGCTTCGACAACCTCAAGCCCATCACCGTCCGGTGCTGGGTGTTTGAGAACCCCAACCGGCGCGGCAACGCCGAAACCAACTGAAAGGAAAGCACCATGCAAAAACAACCGTTCATCGGCCTTATTAAAGACTTCACCATCACAGACCTGCTCAAGCCCTATTGGGCGTCAGGCCCAGCCAACGGCAAGTACGTGCTGGGCGCCGTGCTGCCCACCCGCGACGGCCGCCGCACCGGCAATGCCAAGATCATGGCCATCAGCGGCGTGGACTACGCCGACGGCACGCCCAGCCAAACCAACTACCTGGTCAAAACCGATGGGGGCAATTCGCGCTGGCTCACTGGCGCAGAGCTGGACGAGCTGTTCTACCCGCCAGAGTGGGTGGCCTACATCACCAAACGCCCAACCCATGACGATGACGTGCAGGCGGCACTGTTCAGCGGCCTGTTCGGGAAGCCTCTGCAATGAGCCACCGTACCCAAGACATCGCCACCCTGGCCGGCAGCGCCGTACTGATCTGCCTGGGCCTGGCCGTGGCCCACTTCTTCCCTGACGCGCTCATGGCCCTGGCGCACCAGTAACACACCGCCGGCGCGGCAACGCCGGCAACCCCAAGGAGAGCACCATGCAAGCAACTGCAACCTACACCAACCAGCTCGACCAGCAGCGCACAGCAGAACACCTGTACAAAAAACTGCAGGCCATGCAGCGCCAACGCCAGGCCGTGCAGGCATCCGGCCTGCCAGCCCTGCGCCGGCTGGTCACCATCGCCCAGCGCAGCAGCGGCCAAAGCGCCGTGGTCGCCCGCTTTCTGCTGGGCCTGTATAACGGCCCGGAGCACCCCTTCCCCCTCACCGACCTGCGCGCCCTGGACGAAGAGATCCACAGCGACTGCATGGCCGTGCTGATGATGGACTGGGCACCCGAGCAAGAGGTGCATGAGCTGATCGAGGGCGGGCACCACATCTTCCAGAGCCTGGTGGCGCGCTGGGGGACACAACCATGACCGAGCAAACAACACAGCACTACAACGCTGAGCGGGCCAGCCTGGCTTACGGCTGCGAACTGCGCGTGCAGGCCATCGTTGACCTGGCGTGCGCGACCGCAACGGGTGAGCTTTCTAGCTTCGACGACTTTGAGACGCTGGATTGCTTCATGGATTCGATCCGGGAGCTGGACGGCGACAACGTGCCTGCTCATATCCACCCATCATTGCTGCCCGTTGCAACGGTCCTGAATCAGCCGTTGGCAGGCGCACCAGAAGATCGAGAGGCGGAACGCGCGCGCATGGATAACAACGCCAACGCGCTGGGGGATGCCGGCCTGCTCGGCTTGGCCGTCCAATTTGCCACCCCCGTGCGCAAATACTACTCGGCTACCAGCTACTCAAGCAGCTGGGGGTACTACAGAACCGCATGGATCTACGCCGACACCTACCAGCAGGCGTGGGAACTCGGCGCAGCCTGGGCAAGTGCCAAACACGACCAGGCAAGGGCGGAAGCCATAGCCAAGGTCAACCCGTTCTTCTCTGGCACCTACAACGGACACGTCTGTTTCACGCAAGACGCCGCCGAGCGTGTTCAGAAGGTACGGGAATTCACCGCCCAGCAGTGCCAAGCGGCCCTGGAACTGCCCGAACTACAGAAAAGCGTCACCACCGCCATTCATCGCCGGCTCGCGCAGCTGGAACGCGCCGATCAGGACTAAAGGAGCACACCATGCAGCAGCTATACGCAGAGATTAAAAAGTCCAGCAAGTACGCCCACCAGACGCAAATGAACATCGACATGGGCTACGGCCACCCCTTCAAGGTTTCCATTCGAGACGACCCCTTCGGGTACCGAGTAAAAGGCGGCATCGGTGGCCAGTACCGGCTGGAGGACGTGAACCTGTACGTGATCGACAACGACAAGAAAATTCGCATCCGCTGAAACCAGCAGGCGAAAAAAAGCCCCGCAGAGCGGCAACTCAGCGGGGCTAACCACAGAAAGGAGAGCACCATGCAAGCAACTCAACCCAACAGCGGTACCGAGCAGGCTACCACTGACGGCAACATCAAGCGACACGCAGGAAAGCCCGACATCATGGGGCTGGTGGAAATACCCACAAGGCAGCTCACCGGGGCGGGCCTTGACTGGGCAGTAGCGGTAGCCCTCGGCTGGCAGCTGGTGTTCGCCAAATTCTTCAGCTTTGGCATTAAATCATCATCACCTGTGCCTGAATGGGCGCAGCTCTGCATAGCCGGGGTGGCGTGCAGTACCTATGAGATCGAACGCGGCGCCTTCTGGCTCGACTACCAAAACCAAGAGGTACACGAAGCCTTCTTCCCCGGCTGCCAAGCATGCCACGCACCGTTCGCGCCTACGGACAACTGGATCCATACCGGCCCGCTGATTGAGCGCTTTCATCTGGACGTGGTTGATATGCAAGACGGCGAATGGTGGGCATGCAACGACCAGGGGGGCGGAGACTCCAACGCGCCACAGGAAGCCATCTGCCGGGGGGCCGTGGATATCGCATTGGGGCATACAGTGCGGGTACCCGCTGTGCTTTTACAGGGGGTGGCCCATGGCTAAGTATCAAGCCAGAACATGGACTGACGCCGAAGTAGACCAGGTGCGCCGCCGCTACCCCAACGAGCGGGCAAAGGACATAGCTGCTGACCTTGGCCGCCCGCTGCAGCACGTTTACAGCCTGGCCAGCCGCCTTGGGCTGTCCAAGTCTGAGGCGTTCAAGGCAAGCGACCTGTCCGGCCGGTTGAATGGCACACAGGGCGAAGCCGGTCGATTCGCCCCGGGGCGAAAGCCATGGAACCACGGCAAAAAGGGTATGACCGTCGGCGGTCGCGCCAAAGAAACGCAGTTCAAGCCCGGCCATAAGCCGCACACCTGGCAACCGGTTGGCGCCGAGCGCGTCACTCAAGACGGCTATCTGGAACGCAAGGTGACCGACACCGGCTGCACTCGGCGCGATTACCAGGCCGTGCACCGCCTGGTCTGGATCGAGCACCACGGGGAGATACCCGCCGGCCACGTCGTCGTATTCAAAGACGCCCTGCCCAAGCACGAAAACATCATCATCGATCGGCTGGAGTTGATCACCCGCGCCGAGCTGGCCAGCCGCAACACCATTCACCGCTACCCGCCCGACGTTAAACAGGTCATCCGCCTGCAACGCAAGCTGGAGCGCAAAGTTAAGGAGCTGGCAGATGAAGAATAAGATGCAAGACCTCAGAAACCACCTGTTCGCTCAGCTGGAGAGCCTGTCCGATCCGGAAGCCAAAGTAGATCTGGAGCGCGTGAAAGCTATGACCGAGATCAGCAAGGTGCTGGTGGACTCCGCCAAGGTTGAAGTGCAGTTCATCAACGCCGCTGGCGGAAAGCACAGCACCGGCTTTATTGAATCCAAGCCGGAGCTGCCTGCGCCAGGAAAAGGCATTGGCCGTGAGCACTGACAAGGTAAGCCGCCAGCTACTCGAAACCGAGGCGCGCGACTGGCTGCGCCGGGGCTACACCAACAGCCAGCGCGTGGCCGAGCTGCAGGAGCTGATCGCCAGCAAGCGCGGCAACGCCGCTGCAAAGCGCCTGCTGGAAGAAATGCGCCGGCAGTGGACGCACCGGGCCGAGTGGATGCAATAAGAATACAGCGGTGCAGTTTCTCGGCCCCTGCGGGGGCCGTTTTTTTGCCAGGCAGTTATTCTGGCGACGATTCATAAGAGCGTGGGGACGCTATGGCAGACGGTGTAGAGGTGCGCGGTAACCGGGTGCGCGTGTATTTCAGATATCAGGGTGAGTTGTGCCGCGAGTCGGTCAGCGGCGATGCCACACCCGCCAATATTGCCAACGCCCAACGGCTGGCCGGCACCATCAATTACGAAATTCAACAGGGCACCTTCGACTATGCCCGGCACTTCCCCAATTCACCCAAGGTGAAAACCAGCACGCTGGGTTACTACCTGGACCTGCTGCTCGACATCAAGCGCAATGAAATGTCCGCATCGGGCTACAGGGGGCACGCCAGCAAGGTCAGAAACCACATCCGGCCCAAGTGGGGCGACCGGCAGGCCGAGAGCATTGAGCACATCGAGGTAACCGCCTGGGTGCAGCAGGAGCTAATGCCAAAGCTGCACAACAAGACCATCCGCGACATCGTTAACATCATGCACCAGACCTACACGCTCTACCGCTCGCGCAACAGGTCAGCACACGACCCCACCACCGGCATCACCATCAAGCTGCCAGATACCGAAGAGGTGGACCCGTTCAACCGCGAAGAGATCGAGAAGATCCTCACCCCAGACCCTGACCTACAGCAGGAGATCAACCTCGCCCAGTTCATGCTGTGGAGCGGCCCCCGCGTGTCTGAGGCCATTTCATTGGCGTGGGAAGACGTGATCGATCTGGAGGCCGGCATCGTCCGGTTCCGTCGCGCCCAGGTGCGTGGGCACTACAAGGTAACCAAAACCCGGCGCTCAAACCGCGAGCTCAAGCTGCTCAAACCAGCGCACGACGCCCTACTCGCCCAGTTCAAACTGACAGGCCACCTGCCGCCCGTTGAGGTGGCCGTCACCGAACGGGACAACCGCACCGTGCGCAAAAGCCGGCTGCGGTTTGTGTTCCACAAAACAACCACGCAAGCGGCCTGGACCAGCTCAGACGTGCTACTGAAAAATTGGTGGGTAGGTCATCTGGAGAAACACGGCGTGCGGTACCGCAGCCCAAAAAACTGCCGGCACACCTTCGCCAGCCAGGTACTGAGCACCGGTGTTGCGCCGGTGGAATGGATCGCCGAGTACATGGGCCACACTACCACCGCGATGATCCACCGCCACTACGGCACCTGGATACCACGGCGAGCGCACGACCAGCTCGACATAATCGCCGCAGCCCTGCAGCTGTAAAACACAAACACGAAAGCCGCCCATAGAGGCGGCTTTTTCGTGCCCGTCATTCCCAAAGTGTTCCCAAAACGATCCCCTTTAGAGGGGTACTTCTTGCGTTCACCAATGAAAACAACAGCTTATATGGTGCGGACGGAGAGACTCGAACTCTCACACCTCGCGGCGCCAGAACCTAAATCTGGTGTGTCTACCAATTTCACCACGTCCGCATTCGGAGCTTGAAACAAAAACGCCAGGCTGGGCCTGGCATTTTTTACAAAATAGTGGGGTGGACGATGGGGATCGAACCCACGACAACAGGAGTCACAATCCTGTGCTCTACCAACTGAGCTACGCCCACCACTACATGCTTC